ATTAAACCTGCTCGTTCTATCAACTTCATAACACTTAACTTTATCGCAGTTAGGACTGGGGTAAGCTTTACAGAGGTAGGAGGTTAATAATGGGAAACATAGATGACTTTAAAGCAAATCTAATCGGTGGTGGTGCTCGTGCTAACCAGTTCAGAGTAACATTAACACCACCATCTGGAATTGCAATCGGACTAGATGTTCGTAGAACTTCATTTCTTGTAACTGCTGCTCAGATGCCTGCATCTGCACTAACTGAAATCGCAGTTCCATTCAGAGGTAGAAACATTTATATAACTGGTGACAGACCAGCTCCAGAAACTTGGTCAGTTACAGTATACAATGACACAGACTTTATGATAAGAAATGCAATGGAACTATGGCAAAATGGTATTAATAGTTATGTTGATAATACTGGAGTTATTTCTCCATCAGACTATCAAACAGATTTAACTGTAGAACAGTTAGATAGAGATGACACAGTTCTAAAAAGTTACATTTTTAGAAATGCATTTCCAACATCAATTAGTGCAATTGAGTTAAGTTCTGCTGAAGCAACTGAAATTGAAACATTTGACATTGAGTGGAGATATCAACACTTCGAGCCATCAGGCGTTAGTTTCTAACCTACTAAATACTAATTAACAAGTAGGAGATATTATGGCTGAACTTTTTGGTTTCAAATTTGAAAGAATTAAAGATTCTGCTTCCAAAGAAAAGTTTACTGAACCTAGTTCAGAAGACGGAACTCTGGAAGCAGTCGCTGGTGGTTTTTACGGACAATTACTAGACCAAGATGGGCGAGAGCGCT